AATTATTAATAGCAGCTGTATTTGCTGTCAAAGCTCCAGTATTATCTGTAAGACTAACTATATTTTGTTGTATAGCTGTAGATAGTTGTGTGATAGGTTGAATTAAAGATGATACACTAGTATTAAAATTTCCAGCATTACTTTCTAAAACTTTAGCTATCTTGTCTAACGATGCTGATTGTCTTTCGCTTGTGGAACCACTAATTACCTCGCCAAGATTTTGTCCTATACCCCTACTAGCAGAACCTCCGGCCTTTCCCCCTGTTGGTCGCACACCTTGTAAAAATCCACCAGCAAACTGAGTAGCAGCAGAGAATGCTTTAAATCCACCAAGTATAGTTAGTAAAGGAAATAATGATTTTCCTGCTCTTGCTAAACTTAATATGCTTTTTGTTATACTAAGTGTAGTTGTTAAAAATCCTCTAAATACAGAATTATTAGCAAAATCTCTTACTAATGCCACAAATTCTTCTCTAGTTTTAGCTAGTTGTACAGCTAAAGATTGTTGGGCTTGTCTATTAGCTTCTGCTAGTGAATCTCCACCCTTGAGCGCTACTTGTAAAGCCGCTTCTGCTGTAGCGAATTGTTGAATAAGTGGAATAACCTTACCAATTTGACGAAAACCACCAAGTTCTTCTATAATATTAGCAAATACTTGAGATCTAGGATCTAGTTGTCCCAATCCTTCGCTTAGTCTTCTAACGGCCTCATACGGACCAACGAACTTTCCTTCCACATCTCTAAGTTCCACACCCAGCTCTCTTAGAGCACTAATTGTGGACTCTCTCTGAATACGAGTAAAAATAGTTCTTAAACCAGTAGCAATAGTTTCGGCACTTTCACGAGTTGTAGCACGAACACTTGTGAATACAGCAATAAATTCATTTAGTGCTTGCGTTCCTTCACTAACTCCTCTACTAGCACTAGCAAACACACCACCGGTTCTACTAATTGCGGTAATTAAGTCACTAGCTTCAACAGCAAATGCTGCGGCCACAGCATTAATGCTACCTAGTGCTGATTCTAGTTCATTTGCCCTAATACCAAACTGTCTCATTAAAGCGATACTGCCTTCTACAGTATCATTAAGATTATCAAAAGACGGCGCATTAGCACTAAGCGCCAAAGCTTTGAGGGCCTGTTCTGCTTCTCTGGCACTCAAACCAGCCTGTGCTAAGGTTGACGATACTTGTATTAATTCTTTAGATGCTACGCCAGTACTGCCTGCCAATGAAGATATTTCATCTACCAAACTACCTAATTCTTGAACACTTTTTCCCGTAACTTGTGAAACCCTCACTAATTCTCTATCAAAATCTATATATTGAGATAATGCTTGATTAATAGCACTATTAAGTTTATACATAACTCCTGATACCAAACTAAAAGCAGCAAAACGTCTAATAGCTAAACCAGACTGCCTACCGAACTCGGCTAGCTCATTACCTAGCACCTTAACATCTTTAGCGGCTCTGGAACTTTGTTTACCAAGATTTGTAGCAGCATCAGCGGCCGATGCAGCATTTTTAGCTGTAGATCCTAACTGATTTTTTGCAGCAGCGTCATTTAAATCTCTCATGCCAGCTGCGGCAGTATTTCCAGATTTTGCTACGTTATTTAGTCCGGAACTTAATTGAGCAGCTTGGGATTGTGCTTGTGCTATGGCCTTAGCTGATTGGGGATCAATACCAACATTAATAGTTCCCTTAATGGTTCCTAATTGTTTTCTAATATCTCCAACAATTTGCCTAATATTTGTTGGTCCAACAAGATTTAATTGTGCTGTTAGATTAAATGCTGCCATATTTGTTCCCTAAAAACAAAGGTCCAGCCGATAAAGACTGAACCTTTGACACACAAAACTATAATAATATTTATATATCGGATTAAGCTTCTGACTCAACTGGAGCAGAATCAACGCTTTCCTTAACAACATCTTGTTCTTGTACTTTGGTTTCTGGTAGTTCATTTTGAATTTCTGCAATAGGGTTGCCATCGTCATCTAAGAATGGTTTATGTTCAACAACATATTCTCCCTTGTCATCAACTCTATTACCGTGCCTATCAATAAATTCTCCAGCCTCATTTATATATCTACCATTTTCATCTACCAGTCTTCCTTCTTCATCAACCAGTTTTCCTTTATCGTTAATAAGTCTTAGATTATCATCAACAAATTTAAATTTTTTCAAGAATTTATTTTCTGGTAAATTTTTCTCATAATCATTATCTAGACCATAAAGCATGTTCGCTAAATGTTGAGCGGCCAAAATTGCTACCGGCTCATTTGATCTTGATAAATAATCTTCCAAGTTTTTAAAATATGGCTGTTTAGTTTCATTATACACCAAACACACACTTACCAAGTAGTTGAATCTAGCATTATCAGCTTGTCCTTCTGCGCTATGATTATCTAAAGATGTTTTATCGGCTATTAGTTCTCTAATTTTTAATCTGGTATTTTTCATTTCCATAGCAAGTTCTTTAGCCTTTTTGAGTGGAATACCACCTTTGGCCAATGCTCTTTCGTTATCCAAAACTATTTGCTGTAGTTCTGTGAGTCTTTTTTGTTTAGAACTATCCCATAATCCCTGCTCTTCTAAAAGATCGTCCATTCTGGCCCTAACAATAGCCTTAGCTTTGACAGCATCGCTAAAAGATTGATTATAAACCTTTTGTCCTTCTCTTTGTTCCGACAACGATGGTGTCCTGATAATAAATTCGACATCTTTACCATCTATCTCAACTTTAAAAGTCTTAGTTTTCGTGCTCATCATTAAATCTCCTCATATCAAACTTATAGTGATATTTATATTTGGTGTGTTTCTGATTGTATAATTTTTCCAAATCCTTTTGTGCTAATCTTATTTGATTGTTTCCATAGTCCAAAATTTCTTGTCTAGCCTTTTGCCATAATGATAAAAAATAATCCGCATTAGCTTTGTTATCTTCCCATAAATAATCAAAATTTTCTTCGAATCTTGCTAAGGCCCCTATCATTATAGTTGTCATTCTTTTCTCAAACAAGTCTTCTATATTCTTATTTTGCATTATTATTTCCTTTTATTCATATTAGCATATTGTTGTCTAATATCTGCTCTAACATCTGGTAAATTATCTTCTGTTACTCGTCCATGCTGTTGTACAAAATCAAACCTACTATTCATTTTACTCTTAGCAACATCATCATTCATATCCATAATATTATTAAATTCCTGAGCATCATTAGCTACTAGAAAAATTTCCTGAGCTTTATCATACTTATCCGCAATACTATTTACACCCTTTTTCTTTTTTTCTTGTTCTAATTTTCTATTTTGATAAATAGACCAACCATCCAAAGCATCGTCATCTTCTATAATTTTATCATCTGGACAATCTAAGTGCTGATGTATATTATCATACATTTGAGAAAATGCTACTAAACTTTTTTGTTCTTCGCTCCACTCTACTATTGGTTCGTTAAAAATATGATGATTTTTAATATTCCATATTGATCGCCAATCATACGATCTAGCAATATATCTAAAATCTGCTGATTTTAATAATTTACTATTTATTACTGTAATCATACCATTAAACATATGTTCACTAATAGTATCTATTTTATTATAGTCAAAAACTAATTGATGATTTTTATCATAGATACCATTAATGAATAAAAATTCATTTTGTCTTTGAGCGCACAAAAATTCTGTAGTTAATGAATCTAAATAATGTAATTGATTTTCAGTATCCTGAACAGTTTTTCTTACTATTTTAAGTTTATTACGAGCCGCTTTGCTCTCTTTAGTTTTCCAAAAGTTTTGATATAATTCTACTTTAAGATTATCTATTTGTTTATATTTGCCTTCTAAAAATTGTTTTAGTGAAGCATCCGCAATATCAAAATCTTGTAAATAAAAATCAATATCCTCTTGTATAAAATTATCGTATTTTATTTTATCGTAATGTTCTTCGTATATTAAGCTAGATTGTAGTTTAATATCAGAATTTGGATACTTATAATAATAAATATTATCCTGATAGATAAAATAAATTTTTTTAGTAATTATTCTATCAATAACGGCACTAATATTTCTAATCATCGCTAGAAACAGAAGTGCCGTTAGATAGTGATTGTATTTTTTGGTTTTGTATCTCGATCAGTTTTTGAGCTTGATACAATTCCAAATATAATTTACCTATAAGTATAAATATATCATCCATCCTTATTATTATCCTAAATACTAATTAAATCATGCAGGACTACCGTCATGGACTACCGTCATTAAGATTAAAGTCTGATTGACCGGCCATACTTTCCCAAATCTTAGTGGAAATGGCGGTACTACCATCATAGCCCGTACCCTGAACAAATGTAAAGTCATTAAAGTTTTGGTAACTATATGTGACAGTAGCATTACCACCACCAGTATCACCACCTTGATAGTTTACTGTGGTAAGTTTATTCTTAGTACCAAGATCAAAAGTTGTGCCATCGCATAGTACAACCTTGATTTGTTTGTTTTCTAGAGCTTTAGGATTAGCGCAAACAGCATTGGTATTATTGACACCCACAAGGTCACCACTAGCAGCAGTAACTTCAATTTCGCAAGTAATTTCAACTGGGAAATTAATATAGCGAATAAATGGTCGTCTTTGGCCAAGTTCTCTAATTTCTTCACGATTAAGATTTGCTGTGATAGTTAAGCTAGTAATGCGAGAACCCGGAGCAATACCGCCATTTGTATAGCGGACTAGAGGGCCAGCATTACTTCCGCTATTTGGTAAAATGCTTGCGCCAAGATTAAATTGTTGTCTACGAGCAATACCAAACCCTGTTGGACTAGTTGTCCAGAATGTGTCAGTAGCACCATAAGCGCCAAAATCTTCTTGAGTTGTTAGCCATTCTTTGTCATTAGCAACAAGAGTAACATCTTCTGTGAAATTTCCATCTGTGCTAAAAGTATATGTGGCTGTTGATACATATGCGGGTTCGATTTGTAATAGCTGTTCTGTGGTTCCAGTAGCAGCAGCATTAGAATCTTTAAATATACCAAGTTGCACACCACATCTATTGTTAGCAATATCATTCAGAGTACCAGTACCTTGGGCCATACCATAAATTAAAGGAAAGCCATCAAGCACTTTATTAAGAGTAACCTCCACATCTGGCACTTCTTCAAAATTATCATACAACTCTAGCTGACCCATTTGATAAATTGGTTCAAGATTAAAGTTGGTATTGATAGCTACTGTTTGTAAGCCTCTAACGCGATCCCACTCATCATTTACTGATGGCACATCTGTGCCAGATGGACCACGAAGTCTTACGGATTGAACAGCATAGTAAATTCTGGAATTGGCCATGAGGATTCTCCCTTTAATGTATTGTTTGTGTGGTTAATCTAAGAATACACCAAAATAACTTTTTGCTATAGCTTTCTAA